AGTCTCTATGATTGCTTCAAGGTACATGAAAGACCACACAAAGGAAAACATAGAGAAATTGGTCAAAGTGCGCGATCAATTATTGGAATTTCAAGGTACAGGTATGCAATTTCAGGATCCATCCGATCTTATGGACATAGGAGCGTTAAATACAGTCATTCACCAAGGGATGGATGCAACAGCTGCGTGTATTGGATTACAAGGAAGATGGAATGCTCCCCTAATACAACGTGATCTAATGATTGCGGGAGGCGTGTTCATTGGAGGAATTCTTATGATGTGGAGTTTGTTCACTCGATGGAGTGGCACTAACGTGTCGCACCAAGGAAAGAACAAGCGCAGCAGACAGAAGTTACGATTCAAAGCAGCCCGAGACACGAAATACGCATACGATGTGACAGGGTCAGAAGAAGCGCTTGGTGAGAACTTTGGAACTGCATACACCAAGAAAGGCAAAGGCAAGGGCACAAAAGTCGGAATGGGGGTGAAGCAACACAAATTTCATATGATGTATGGATTCGATCCTCAAGAATACAATTTGATCCGTTTTGTGGACCCGCTTACAGGTGCAACTTTAGATGAACAAATTCACGCAGACATACGCTTAGTCCAGGAGCACTTCACTGATATCAGGGCGGAAGCAATAGCAAATGATGTAATCGAACGACAACACATTTATGAAAACCCTGGATTACAAGCATTTTTCATACAAAATGGATCATCAAATGCTCTAAGGGTTGATCTGACACCACATTCACCCACACGTGTTGTTAGAAATAACAATATAGCAGGTTTCCCAGAACATGAAGGCACACTTCGTCAAACAGGAACGGCTATAACTGTGCCTCTTAACCAGGTTCCAATGGCAAATGAAACAGGTGTTGAGCACGAGTCTAAATCAATGATGACAGGATTAGGTGACTATACACCCATTTCTCAGCAATTGTGTTTAGTTCAAAATGATTCTGACGGAGTGAAAAGAAATGTTTATTCGATTGGATATGGATCATATCTTATTGCACCAGCCCACCTGTTCAAATACAACAATGGCGAGGTAACGATTAAGTCCTCAAGAGGTCTTTATAAAATCAGGAACTCAGTCGATCTCAAGTTACATCCCATCGCACATAGAGATATGGTCATAATTCAACTACCCAAGGATTTCCCACCATTTCCAATGCGCTTGAAATTTGCAACTCCATCACGAGACATGCGAGTTTGTTTAGTTGGAATAAATTTTCAGCAAAATCATAGTTCGTGCATAATATCAGAGAGCAGTGTGACAGCACCAAAGGGAAATGGTGATTTTTGGAAACATTGGATCTCAACAGTTGATGGACAATGTGGACTACCATTAGTGGATGTAAAGAGCAAGCATATAGTTGGAATACATAGTCTTGCATCAACAAATGGGAACACCAATTTCTTTGTTGCAATGCCTGTCAATTTCAATGAATACATCCATGAACTCGTACAAACGAATAAATGGGAAAGAGGCTGGCACTACAATCCCAATCTTATTTCTTGGTGTGGATTAAACTTGGTTGATTCAGCTCCTAAAGGCTTGTTCAAGACCTCGAAATTAGTGGAAGATTTAGACATGTCTGTTGAGGAGCAGTGTAAAGTCACTGAAACTTGGCTCACGGAGTGTATACAAGACAATCTCCAAGTCGTTGCAAAATGTCCTGGCCAGCTTGTAACCAAACATGTCGTTAAAGGTCCATGTCCACATTTCCAACTGTACCTGTCAACACATGATGAAGCTAAAGCATATTTTACTCCTTTACTTGGGAAATACGATAAAAGCAGACTCAACAGAGCGGCCTTCATTAAAGATATCTCGAAATATGCAAAACCAATTTATATTGGTGAAATAAATTACGATGTCTTTGAAAAAGCCATTGAACGAGTGATTCGCACTCTCAGGGACGTGGGGATGCAACAATGCACGTATGTCACAGATGAGGAAGAGATTTTCAAATCACTCAATCTTAATGCAGCAGTTGGAGCATTATACACAGGGAAGAAAAAGGATTACTTTGCAGATTTTTCAGAAGAAGACAAAGCAGAAATAGTTATGAGATCCTGTGAACGCTTATATAATGGACAACTAGGCATTTGGAATGGATCGCTCAAGGCCGAGATACGCCCCATAGAGAAAACCATGCTGAATAAGACTCGCACTTTCACAGCAGCACCATTGGAAACTTTACTTGGTGGAAAAGTGTGCGTTGATGATTTCAACAACCAATTTTATTCACATCATCTAGAGGGTCCTTGGACGGTTGGAATCACAAAATTCTATGGAGGATGGAATCGATTGCTTGAGAAGTTGCCAGAAGGATGGATCTACTGTGACGCTGATGGCTCGCAATTCGACAGCTCCCTAACACCATATCTCATAAATGCCGTGCTACACATTCGATTACAATTTATGGAGGAGTGGGAACTAGGTGCACAAATGCTACGAAATCTGTACACTGAAATCGTCTACACACCAATTGCAACACCAGATGGTTCCATAATCAAGAAATTTAAAGGAAACAACAGTGGTCAACCATCAACTGTAGTCGATAATACGCTAATGGTTATCTTAGCATTCAATTACGCAATGTTGTCAAGTGGAATACAAGACAATGAAATCGACAACTGTTGTAAAATGTTTGCAAATGGAGATGATCTACTGTTAGCAGTACATCCCGATTATGAACATATACTAGATGGCTTTCAGACCCACTTTGGAAACCTCGGATTAAATTTCGAATTCAATTCACGAACGAGGGAAAAATCGGACTTATGGTTCATGTCAACACAGGGACTTAAGTGTGAGGGCATTTACATACCCAAACTTGAAAAGGAAAGAATAGTCGCTATACTCGAGTGGGATCGATCGAATCTACCCGAGCACCGTTTAGAAGCCATTTGTGCAGCAATGGTCGAAGCGTGGGGATATCCAGAACTCATACATGAAATTCGAAAATTTTATGCATGGCTTCTGGAAATGCAACCATTTGCAAATCTAGCCAAAGAGGGTTTAGCTCCATATATTGCAGAAACGGCGCTTCGTAACTTGTATCTAGGTTCAGGGATCAAGGAAGAGGAAATCGAGAAATATTTCAAGCAATTCGTGAAGGATCTCCCTGGGTATTTAGAGGATTACAACGAAGAAGTTTTCCACCAAGCTGGGACAGTCGATGCAGGCGCTCAAGGAGGAGGTGGAAACACCGGAGCTCAGCCGCAAGGCACTGGAGCAGCAGCTCAAGGAGGAACTCAACCACAAACAACTGGAGCAGCTGCGCAACCCACAGGAGGGGCCACTGGTGGAAATAATGCACAAACAGGAGCTGGTACAACTGGTTCAGCTACAGGAGGCCAAAAAGACAAGGATGTAGATGCTGGCACAACAGGCAAAATTACAGTGCCAAAACTTAAAGCCATGTCGAAGAAGATGCGCTTGCCAAAAGCAAAAGGAAAAGATGTCTTGCATCTGGACTTTCTGTTGACATACAAGCCGCAACAACAAGACATATCAAACACTAGAGCAACCAAGGAAGAGTTTGATAGATGGTATGATGCCATAAAGAAGGAATACGAAATTGATGACACACAAATGACAGTTGTTATGAGTGGTCTCATGGTATGGTGCATCGAGAATGGTTGCTCACCAAACATAAACGGAAATTGGACAATGATGGATGGAGATGAACAGAGAGTTTTTCCACTCAAACCAGTCATTGAAAATGCATCTCCAACTTTCCGACAAATTATGCATCATTTTAGTGATGCAGCTGAAGCGTATATAGAATATAGAAACTCCACTGAGCGATATATGCCAAGATACGGACTTCAGCGCAATCTCACCGACTATAGCTTAGCGCGGTATGCCTTTGACTTTTATGAAATGAATTCAAGGACACCAGCTAGAGCTAAGGAAGCCCACATGCAGATGAAGGCCGCAGCAGTCCGTGGTTCAAACACACGACTGTTCGGTCTGGACGGAAATGTCGGCGAGACCCAGGAAAATACAGAGAGACACACAGCTGGCGACGTCAGTCGCAACATGCACTCTCTGTTGGGAGTGCAGCAGCACAACTAGTCTTCTGGAAACCCTGTTTGCAGTACCTATAGTATGTACTAATAATGTATGTCAGTGAGGTTTTACCTCGTCTTTACTATATTACGTATGTACTTAAAGCGTGAACCAGTCTGCAGGACACAGGGTTGGACCCAGTGTCTTCTGGTGTAGCGTGTACTAGCGTCGAGCCACGTGACGGACGGCACTGGGTGTGGCTTTGCCATTGGTGCTGCGAGTCTCTTGGTGAGAGA